CGCTGCTGGAATGTGAAAATCTAAAATATAGGTATTCTTATTAGTTTCAGTATGAATTAATCCATCAGCTGAGAAATTACCAATCTCAGAGCCTGGGGTTCCAAAATATCTACCATCAACTCGGCCCTGAATTTCAGTTTTCTCTTGGTTGTGTCTGGGATGCTCATCCGGATTTAACGGATCATATGGATGATATGGGTCTAACACTGATGCATTAATAGAAGATCCGGTATACTCTAGAGTGCTATACTCAATTGCTTCTCTAAATTTATCACGGGGAGTGTTTATTCCTTGGATCTTTCTTAAATGGTCCTGTACCCCAGGAATAGCCAATAGAGGCTCAATTAGAACTTCTATTATCTGAACCCCATTGGCACCTTCGGCTGGGGTGTAGATTCGGGAAATATAGCTTTCTTCTAATATCATTCTCAAATCATCACCGAACAGTTTAATGTTCTGATAATTACCGGAGGCGTCTTGGAAATCCTGGTATTTTGTTTGGCCAGAGAAAGTTCTATTAACCGATTTCAGTTTCAGGACCGCTGGGTCTTGGAATAGAAATTCATTGTAGTCCCTAGCATTTACCATTCGATCCTGGGTGTAATAAACGCTCGGTGCTGTCCGGCGAATTCTTTCTATATCTTCGCTGGATGCTGCATTGGTTAAGCTGCTAATTAATGAGAATCTAAGGTTGGCGGTCTGAGTATTACCCTCAGAATCGGCATAGGTAAAGCTGAATTCTTCCTCTTGTACCTTGGCACGAGGGATAATAATTGGATCGGCCTCTGATGAACGAGCCCAAATAACAAATGGACCAACCGGAATTGTTCCAAATGCTGCGTCACCGAAACGAACTTCAGCTAAGTCGCCGTCCAAAGTAACCACTTCATAAATCTTCTCACCATCACTGGGCTTAAAATATAACCCATCGCTGGTAGAGGAATCAACCTTCTCCCAGACTTCCACAATTGTATTCGATGCTTCGTCTTCTACTTGAATTACACTAACGTCAGTCTGATTAACCCCTTCCTGTGGTAATTTCACAGCACGGTTGGGAATAGGCTGCTGAAAATTATATGGATTTCTAATCAACTCACCTTGAACCGTGTAGATCATAAAGCCGGTGTTGTTGCTGCCTAATCCCAACCCATCATTAGAATAGATGATTGAAAAATCACCCTCTGGGTTAGGGGTTGATTCTTCTGGTCCGGTATCTCCCAAATCAGTGGAGGTTAGCTCCATCCTAACGCTCTTCAGAGAGGTATTAGCATTATAGGAAAATACCCCATTTGATAATTCATCCATCTCGGTCCGGTATAAATCGTAATTGATTCCGGAAGAGGTTTCAGATTTCTGAGGGCTGCCGTATTGATCTTTCAGCATTAAATTAATAACAGTGAAAAACTGCTCTTGCCAATTCGAATTATTAGGATCATTCCATCTAATAACTTTATTTCTAAGTTCGGTATTAAGAGAATCCCTAACACTTTGGCTAGTAGAAACACTCTCTATTTTAACCAAACCTCTCGCACTTTGACGACGAGAAGCATTGTAACTGATTAGTCGGGCCAGCCTTAATACAGACTCTTTTCTTCTAGCTTGAGAGATGAAGTTTTCATGAGTATTTAAATCAATACGATATGCGAGCAACTCCCCGACATAAGCAAAGGTCTCAATGATGGAGATTATTTCGCTAGACTCGATATAATCATTGAAGTCTTCGCTGTAATACAATTTCATATATTCGATCAAAGAAGATTTGATCGAATCATAATCAAAGGCATTAAAGTTTATCTGCTCAAAGGCCTCATGAACTCTTTTAAAGTCCTCTGCTACGTTAATTGTCTTATCTTCAGCCATGCGTCTCTACCTTAAGCCCCTGTTGGAAGGTCTATTTTTAAATTATCAATAATTTCTAATTCCACAAATCGGATAAGAGCATCTACTGTGATAATATGCTCATCTTCGCTCGTCGTCAGAACCAGTCGGATTAATTCAACCCGTGGGTCATATTCCAGAACCGCTTCAACTTCGCTAGCAATACGGTTTCTGGTTATCTCATCGTTAGGATCGAATACCATATCATATAGAGTAGTTCCAAAGGCGGGCATCATAACTCTGCTACCAAGGGGTGTTCTAATATGATTAAGAAGATCTTTTTTGATTACTTCAGCATCAATCCTACGAAATCCGTTACCCAGATCTGTATCAAATGTGCCACCTTTATATAAGGCTGTATCAAAAATTGCCATATTTTACCTCAACGTGTATTCTATTGGGGTATTTATTGCTTGTGCGAAAAGTAGTTTTTAGGGGGTTATGGGCGCCAGTTGTCCAATCTCTTCTGACTATTCTTGCCCCCGGAGCTGAGATTCTCATAAGGATCTTCTGGGGATTTATCATTATGAGCCATATTGGCTTTATCATTACGAGAACCCGTTGAAGATATAGCTCTCCATCCGTCGTTAGTTTCATGTAGTGGATTTCTATTGCTTTTATTCGCGGCTACTGCCCCCGATGCTGGGGCTGCTGTAGGACCATTCATATGGATCTCAGTGGCAGTTTCGATATGATTTCCACCGCTGAGAATATTTGTGGTGCCGCCAGCCTGATACATTGCATTAGCCCCAGACTTAATATTTGTATTCTGGGCAGTTTCAATATAGGTATTCTTATCAACCTTCACGCTCAAACTGGATTCAGTATGAACCTTAATATCCTTCGGAGAAACAATATTAACCCCCTCAAGACCTTCAATATTAACTTGTTTATCGCTCTTGATATTGATGTCGTTTTCAGCATGGAGATTGATTCGCCAGGAGCTGTAAATATCTACATGGCCGTCCTCATCCATCTCAATATAATTATTTCCTTTGCCGCTAGAGATGTAAATCCTTTCATTAGTATCGTCTAATATTACTTGGTTGCCGCTAAGGGTTCTGATCCGGATTCTACAATTATCAGGATCGTCATTCATTAATATTGTATGTTGGCCAGGACTCGTGAAACTATACATCATTGGCTCATTAGCGGTTCCTTCTGGGGTATCACCTTGTCCAGTGGTTTTCGGGTAGCCAGTCTTGGATCTATCAGCAATAATGTCGCCGTCCTTTCTCTTGTCCTCGTTTACATCGGGAACCCCAGATACCTGACCTTCAGCTCTTCCGGTGACCTCATATCCTCTGGTATCTATTGCAGAGGAGCCCCCAAAGGCAGTTTTTAATCGATCCCAAAGCCTTGTGATATAATGCTTTGTGTTATCTCTATCAATTTCATTCTGGGCAAGGTTCCCCCCAGGCAATCCACTGATTAAATTATTACCTTGAAGGCTTCCAATGATGACTGGATTGGATAACCGACCGCCGATATAAGATACTAAGACGGTAGCTCCTATTTTTGGAACCGCAAATTGGCCATAAGAGGTTAAACCCTCGGTAATCTCTTTGGCAGGGCCCATGGGAACATCATTTTGAATCCCGCCGATAGATGAAACAGTTTGGGCCCATCTATAATATTCGGGTTCGTGGCCTCCTTGATCTATTCCGAGAACCTGGACTCGACATCTTTTCATCTGCTGGGGATCGTTATTTGCCATTACAATCCCAATATAAAGGCCGTGGGAACGGGCATCGCCAGTTCTTTTATTACTATTTGCTAATAACTCCTCAAAGGCTTCCATTATTAAAATACCCCTGCTGCGTGGGCTTCAAGGCTACCAATCCATCCCAAATCCAATTCCTGGTAAAAAGTTCCATCGGCAGCGAAAACGCTTTTTATTCCCTTAATTCGATAATCCCCACTAAAAATAAAACCCTGAATTTCTGGTATGTTGGGGAATTCGGGGCTAGGGGTACCAAGACTCAGGACAATATAATTCGCTGCGCCCTCAAATCCTAGACGGTCTACAGTTTCTTCATCTAAAATAAGATTTGGGTCGCCTTTTATTTTTAAAGAATTATCCACCAACTGTTGGGTCACATCAGCGATATATCCCTTTTCTACAGCTTCACTACTAGACATCATATCTCGGGTGGTGGCTGAATTAAACGATTTCTTAGTTGCCAAGGGGGAGATAAGACCGTTTCCTGTCACACTGGGCTCGACTTCAGCGATTTCAGTATTCTTCTCGTTGTCCCTGGCTCCTTTAAGACCCTCATCATTTATTGATAACTCCGCTTTATTAGTGACGGAAACCCCCTGTTCTGAGGCCTCGTCATTGTCTGCTTGTATCTCGCTGACTGATCCCGCAACAATAGATAAGCCAATATTGGTAAAGGCATCACCTTTCAATGTGAAATCAAACTCAAGAACATCCTCATTACGACCGCCGAAAAAATAATTAAATCTTCGGAGTGGTAGTAATCCACCATCCTTTCCGGTTTTCATATTGTAGGATGTTATCCGATAATTAATAGTCTCATTGTTTTCATCCATCGAAGATTCTGGTAGAACCTTGTAATATTGATTAGAGCCTAATAAATCCCTATTCATATCAGGAGAGTGTTTAATGAGTTCTTTTATATGGTTGATAACTGTGGATGTTCCATCTTCTCCCCCTGAACTAACGTGAGAAATTCCTCCGGTATCCATTGATGTTGTGTCTGAGCTGATAGGGAAACTGTCCCTAACGGAGCCGGCTAAGCTATACGTATATTTCAGATTCTTTATTTGAGAAGCCTGGCCTGATTCAATATTCTCAGAAGATTGTTTAACTATTTGGCGCTCTCTTGTAACTCGATTCATTAAATCCTTCATGTGTGATCCGAAATCAGTTCCAACAGTCTCTTTTATATGGGTAACCTCGGTTTCTGCGGTCGTGGATCTAACGTATACCCAACCCTGCATCCAATGGGTATACTCGGCCCCGCTATTCCTCATATTCATCTCTATTTCTTTGATTCTTAATGGGAACCATTTTTCGTTTATAGGGGTCGCAATCTCTCGTCCGCCGGAAGTTGTACTCCAGCCTATTATTCCGACGCCTAACCAATAGACCAATTCGCTAGTCATAGTCACACCCAGCTGACCCATGGCGCGGCCCAGGTTATTCATATATGATGCTCCGGCCCTCTCGTAGATGATCAGGGTCGCATCTAAGCCAATTGTGGTCTTAGCATTATTACCCTCAAATTGGTGGTTAATATCGAAGGAACGAACACTTATCATGGGACTTTCATTTCCAGAAGAGGTACCATTAGAATTACCTCTAGTGTCCAATAAAAGAATATTATTTGGGTCTTGGTATCCCTTAACCTTTCCCCCATATTTGTATACTCGACCTAACTTTACTATAAAATAGGTACTATAAGTCCTATATTTTTTTAGGGGATTATCCGGTAATGATTCTTGGCCTGTCATTAGTTTAAAATACTCGTATATAGTCTATTGATTGATGGAACGCTAATTCTTTTGCCCGCCACCAACTCGGTCAGGGGGTCTTTTATATCGTTTCTCATTAATACAACCCACATGTATTTAGGACTACTATAAAAATGATTAGAAATCTTATCGGGCCGGTTCTCCATCTCCAGAGGAATAGTAAAAACTATATCATCTTCTGCTGAGTCAATATTTCTTCTCTCATAAAAATCCAAGAATCGACCTGTGCTTTTTGTTGCCCCTTCTTCAGAATGACTATATCTACTCTTTTGGTCGTCTGTGCTATTTACCATCAGAATCCTCTCGCAACCATAGCGCCGTTTCTAAAATCTGCTAAACTAAATCCTCTTAGCTCAGTTATACTATGTTGTTCTAATAAAGTAACCCCTAATGTAAATACCATCGGCATGGTCACTTCTCCATTAACCGCATAATCTACATCATTTGGCCAATCCATCGAATAATTATTAACTAAACAAGGGACTCCCTTGAAATTATGAGAACCGTAAGCGAATAATCTGACAGGTGTTGGTGGCGCGCCAGTATTATTATAATCTGGCATCACCAACGATCTAACTATATGCAGAATTCTATTATTAATTAAAACGTCTTCGTCGGTTTCACAAAAGAATTGACCTTCGATGGTAAACTCCCTCTGATCAGTTCCTTCATAGGCATTAAAATTTTCGGTACCGTGCAATATACTCTCAGGGGTATAACGGGAGCTTCTTGTTTCGGTGAATGTTGGCTGATCCAGGAATCTTATGGTTACCTCTTTATTACTGGCTACATGGTCTGAGGGTTTTGAACCTGGTATTCCCGGAACCACAATATATATCCCCAAACTTGGACCCGGACCATTCATCTCATTAATATCAGGCATTTTTATTTAACCCCCATTCCTTTGCGAACCTCTTTGTACATTTGAGAAATGGCTGAGGTCGACATCCTTTTAGGCATCATTTTAGAAAAAGCATCCAAGTCGCCGGAAGCCGCGGCTTCGCGAACTTTAGTTGCGCTGAACGATGCAGAACCTTCCGCCTCCGGGTCACGAGTTAGACCCTTGACATCAAATCCATCAATATTGTAGAATGCGCCGACCACCTTATATTGTTTAACCCTATCCGAGCCAGCAACAATTCCAACAGGTTTCATTCCCTGATCGAACATAGCTTCTGTGGCCTTATAAGGATTATCAGCCACAATTATTCGAATCCCTTTAAAAGCTCCTTGGAGATACCTTCTTCTGGATTCCCCAGATAATGGATTCTTCTCAGATACTTTGGATCCGGCTACCACAACTATCACGGGTTCAGCCTTCTTTTTCTTTGCAAATTGGATCAACTCTCGGATCATATCTTCGTGGCCTGCATGGACAGGTTGAAATCTGCCGGGCGAGAAAACAACCTCCTTCCAGGTTCGGTCCGTATTTTCTCCATAATTATGGGTAGTACTGGCCTCGTTTAGGAGGTGTTTTTCCAGAATCGTTGAATCTGGGACTTTCATTATTTACAAACTCCTGATAATGTAATATAATTACTCAATAATAGTTATATTTATGACATATCCCATTAGAGAATTTAAGCCCTAAATAGGAATGATATAACGATAAACAAGGGGAATTCGATTGGTAGAGAAAGCGAAAAAGGACAGATATAAGTTGGCTCCGGATGTTCCGGTTCCGGTGGTTAAGGTAAAAAGAGATCCAAAAAAACACTATGTAAGAAATAAAGATTTGCTGCCCGAGGTAGTAAGGTGCCGAGAAACAGGCATAGTCAGTAATG